CACAACAATCATTCTGGACATATGGAAGGTCGAGATCGTGGACATGTATATGATCCAAATGATACTGCCCGAACCACCATTAAAGAAACAAATATTCATGATGTTCGAACTGGTTATATGGAAGGTCGTGACCGTGGACATGTATATGATCCAAATGATATTGCTCGAACCACTATTAAAGAAACCAATATTCATAACAATCATTCTGGGCACATGGAAGGTCGAGATCGAGGACATGTGTACGATCCAAATGATACTGCCCGAACTACCATTAAAGAAACAAATATTCATGATGTTCGAACTGGTTATATGGAAGGTCGAGATCGCGGACATGTGTATGATCCAAATGATGTGGCTCGAACCACTATTAAAGAGACCAATATTCACGATGTTCGAACTGGTAACATGGAAGGTCGAGATCGCGGACATGTATATGATCCAAATGATATTGCTCGAACCACTATTAAAGAAACCAATATTCACAACAATCATTCTGGACATATGGAAGGTCGAGATCGTGGACATGTATATGATCCAAATGATACTGCCCGAACTACAATTAAAGAAACCAATATCCATAATAATCATTCTGGACATTTAGATGGACGAGATGTTGGTTACGTAAAAGATCCAGCCGATATTGCTCGAACAACTATTAAAGAAACCAATATACATGATGTTCGAACAGGACATATTGAGGGAACTGTTGGAACAAAAGGAATTGTTTATGATAAAATTACTGGAATAGCAAAACAAACAATTCGTGAAACAATGGATCCAGAAGAAACAGTGCTGAATTTCCGATCATCCAAAACAGCAAATATTGTCTATGATCCAAATGATGTGGCTCGAACCACCATTAAAGAAACCAATATTGAAAATGATCATAATGGTAATTTAAGTGGAACAACAAAAGCATATGTGTATGATCCAAACCAAGTGGCTCGAACCACCATTAAAGAAACTAATATTCATAATGAACGAGAGGGTAATATTGGTAATTTGGAGGGATTACGTGGTGGATATAATGTTACAAATACAACTGCACCAAACACACAACGTCAATTCACATCTCAGGAATATACTGGAGCAATGGATGGAGATGTACGAAGTGGTAAAGGAAGTGGTTATTTGGTTTCAAGTAATCATGCCCCCAATACAAATCGTCAATTTACAACAAAAGAATATAGTGGTGCGGCAGATAGTATTAATTCAAGACCTCGATCTTATGATGATGTTCGAAACATGACATTAAATGAAATCAAAGAAGGAACTTTATTGGGACGAGCACCTACAAAATCCAATGTATCTTTGACAAATGGAAGTTCATCAATTAATATGGAAATTAAAAAATTGGAACGTGACTACATGAATTCTCGGAAACCAAATAACACGAAAATATATAATCCACCTACAAATGTATTGGAACAATGTGCCATAACAAATCAAAAAGACCAATTGAACAATGAAAAAATCGCATCAAGAATTGAACCAGACACATTGAATGCCTTTCGGAACAATCCATTTTCACAACCATTAGATAGTCATGCATTTTCTTAATTTCTCTTGAATTAAATTTGACTAATTTAAAATAAAATCTCACTTTCATTTTAAATTAATTAAAAATACTAAAATGAAAAAAATTCAAACCCAATATGACAAACTTATGTTGGAAAAAACAAAACAACAGAATGATAAATCTGCGTTACTTCTTAAAAAAACTGAAATTTCCAATGAATACAAAGAAACATTGGATCAAATAAAATTATTTCAAGAAAAATTAAAATCTCTTGAACAAACCATTAAATCCATTAACCACGCAATAATTCAATGTAATAATTCAAACATAAATTGGGAAATTAAATCAATAAACAATCTTCTAAATTGGGATAAATTTAGACATTTTTACCAACATCAGTATTCACCACGATTTGATAATTATTATTTGCGACCATTACCATCTTATTTATCCAATATGTATTTTAAATTAGATTTAAAAACAATTGATAAAATACGTGATTATTGTATTCAACTTGACAATTGTCAAATTAAATTTTTCTATGACCATAAAATAGTACATTTCTTTATTTTACCAAAACATAAAACTGAGTATAAATTAATTTTCAGTTCCATTGAAAAAATATGTAATGGAAAAGACAATATTGAAATTTTCTTTCAAAAATCCCAAGAGACCAATCAAAACAGTAACATTATTGTTATAAATTTACATAAATCAACTAATTGTCATCATATTTACATGAAAATTTATAAAACATGTTTGGTTAAAATAAAAAAATTTTTATATTGGTGGTTGTCCAAATATTTTTCACCAAAATTACTGCAATATATTTTCAAAGAATACATTGCAATTACATTTAAAAATTTTATAAAATACATGGAATTACAAATTGGCAGTTCGATATTGGGCAAATATGTTTTATGATTTTATTCATTTCATTTCATAATAAATTTAAAATTTAATTAAAATTTGATTGTAAAGTAAAACTAAAAAAATCACTAAATCAAGAGAAAAATCAAAAAACACAAACTTAATGAAATTAATAAAAATCTGTCTTGAAATTATATTGTGTTGTCTTCTTTATCGGTTACTTGAGCCATATGGATTACAATTTCCAACACTAGAATCGTTAATTGATAACACAGTGTTTATATTTATGATTTATATTATTCGTTTCCTACTCGCAAAATATACTTGTTTCTACAGAAATGGTGTTTTGCTTGACTCGCATTCTTTTTCTGCTGATTTTAGACCATTATTTTTACGTAATATTATGGTTAGTTCAATAATTAGTTTGGTTATGTCATTTATTTATACATCGCCATCTCAAAATATCTTTTTAAATATAATGGTTTATGGAGTTAGTCTTGGTTTATTTGAGTGTATTATGGTATATAATCCTTATCGCTACAACATGGGGACAACGGGCATTGTATCAGCATTTACCATTAGTTTAGTTACAAATATTCTGTGTGGAATTATTAGTATTATTATTGGAGTGATAGTTGGTACAATAGACAATACCCAATATTATAATATATTAGTAAACAGTATTATATCATCTGGTTTCTTTAAAATATTTAGTTATTTTGTGATTCATGGTTAGTTAGTTAAAACCATTTGATATTTTTTAAAACAGTGGCTTTTGATAAATTATCACATTCCTTGGAATAAAATAAAAAAGAGGCCCAACTAAAAAAACTGCCATGTTCATTCATTTTTTGAGTCATATATCGTAAAAATCCAATAACATAAAATAACGATATAGCAAAAATCGTTATTTTCCGAGTAAATTCCAATCGATTTAAAGTAACTTTATATTTTTGATTATCTTTTTTTTCTTTAAAATAATTGATATAATCACTGATAATTTTAATACTTATGGTCAATAGTAGAATTACGGACATCCATCCAAGTGTGACATTTCTTGAAATAATAAAAAATAAATATACCAATAAACAAGTTTTAATTGTTTCGGTTGGATGTATCTCAGTGCTTGTCATATTTACAAAGTAATAAAGCGAAATAAACGCAACTAAATGTTTAACAAAATATGATTTTGTAAAAATTTCTTGAATACGACACCCCAATAATTTTCCTGTATAATTACCTGAAATAATTAAAAAAAGTATAAATAAACTAGAATAGTGTTTTGATAACGAATTGATTGATTGATCAAATTTTCCTATTAACTTATCCATTATTATTTAATAAGAAAATTTTTTGTCCTTGATTCGTAAATCCATTTTAATAAGAAAAATGGCAGGATCAAATAATTGAATCTAAAATTAATTTGGTTTTATTATAATAATGAATATTAAATTTATTTTAATTTTTGCATTTTTCTATTTACTCATAGGATTTTTAATATCATGGAAAATATTTACCATTGAACCAAACACAAAAACTAAAAATGTTTTTTTGTCATTAAAATTGAAAAACATTATTCATTATATAAAAACTGCTGTTTTATGGCCACTCATTCTATTAATTGTATTTGCTATGTCACATGATAGTCCATATTCATAATCAATATATATAATAAAAATTCTAATTTTCGATTTGTGAGAAATTGGTTAATTCATTAAAATTAAATTTATTAAAATCATAATTTGTTGGCAAATTTAACATATGTTTCATTGCATCAAATATAGTATCAATCATAATAATTTGAAAATTTTCATTTTCTGGTGGATTCTTACGGTTTCTAATTTTATCTACATCTTGTTTGTTATCCCGTGGACATAATACATAATTAATACCAGCTGCTTTTGCGCCATCCACTTTATTACCAAGTCCTCCTATTTCCATTACTTGTCCTTGTGAATTAATCTCACCTGTTATACCATATGTTCGTTTTATAGTAAAGCCCATTAATAAAGAAATAATTGCTAGTGTAATCGCTGTCCCCGCAGATGGCCCATCTTTTGGAGTTGAAGCAGAAGGACAGTGTATGTGTAAACCAAATTTCTCGCCCTCAAATATTTTTTTTCGAAGTTCCGCAGGGACAATATTAAATGCTAGAGATCGTGCGACTCGCATACTTTCTTTCATAACATCACCTTGTTGGCCGGTTAATTCCAAATCAGTAAATGTACCAGTTAGATTTTTTACAGCTTCAATTGCTGTAATACCACCTAATCCATTACTCGATGCATATAATCCATTTACTAAACCAACAATATCGTGTTTGTTAATTTTTTTTATAGTGATTTTAGGATAATCCATAAATTGTTTTAGGATAAATTCTTTTGTAACAGTAAATGGGATGGGCATTTCTCCTTTTAAATATGCCAAATTAATTTCACGAATAATTTCGTATAATTTTTGTTTTAATTTTCGTACACCAGCTTCATATGTATATGTATCAATAATGTAACTGATAACTTCTTGTGGAAAAAGTATATTTGATTTGTCATATCCGACGGTTTTATAAATTTCTGGTAATAAATATTTTTGTGCAATGGTTAATTTTTCTGGTTTTGAAAGTGCATTTATATTAATTCGATGAATTCGTTCCAATAAAATATTATCAATGAGACTGGGGTCATTATATGAAAAAATAATTAAGCATTTTGAAATATCAAACTTAATACCCGAAAAATATTTATCTGTAAATAATTCGTTTTGTGCTGGATCAGTCATATGTGTCAAAATGCCCACTAATTCACGTCCATGTTCTGTTTTACTAATTTTATCCAACTCATCAATATAAATAATTGGATTCATACATTTACTTTTCATTAATGAATCGACTATCAATCCCCATGTTGATCCAACATAAGTATAATTATGACCTTCTAACGTTGATCCATTACTTGAACCACCTAACGCAATAAATTCAAATGGGCGATTTTTTCCATTTTCATCTTGTAAACAAGACGCAATTCCTTTTTTTGCCAAAGTCGTTTTACCAGTTCCAGGTGGACCTTCAAATCCAAAAACATATCCAGAATCTGTTCCATTCATCCATTGTCCAAAAATACGTTTTATTTGATTTTTGGCATTTTTTAAACCATAGACAGCATTATCCAGTGTTTCGTCAATATTTTTAAAATAGTCATTCACATAATTTTTGTGAGTGTTCCATAATTCGAAAATATAGTTGATATTTTCCAGAACATATTTGAACTTAGTCGTTTGATAGATTTCGACAAACTGGTAATTATATTGAAAATGATTGACAAATAATGTTGAGCGATTCTGTTCCAAGATATTTTTATTTAAAATTCGATTAATTATGGTTTCTTTTTTACCATTTTTTGCGAGATTGTATTCGTCACAAATCGTTTTTAAATATTTAATTGTGTAATTGTTTAATATGGACTTTAGTTTTTGTAAATCGCCATTATCCATTAATTTAAAATAACTGGATGGATGATCATTTATTTCAGACATGATTAATTTTAATTTTTGAATTGACATGTCAATACCCAATGTGTTTTGGTTTTCTAATACCAATTGCATACATATTTCACGTATTTGTGTTAATTTCTCCAAACTATAATCTGATAAAACATTGTTTTCCTCAATATTCAGAAATGAATTTTTCAACACATTTATAATTTTTTCAATTTTTACCAAAGCATCTCGGAATTTAAACGTCGTAGCATCCATATTGTATGATCCAAATGGGATTTTTAATAAACCATCCAAATATTGTTGTGCTTTTGAATTTGTTTCCCCACCTTTCGAATTATTTATTTCTTTTAATTTATCCAAAGCTTTGGATTTTACATAATCTGACGTTTTCATTAAATGAATTCGCTTTTCATATGGTATTCGGTCTTCACCAAATCCAAGTAAACGATTATTAATTTCTTGTATATTTTTATAACAATTTTTAAATATTTTCTGAACTGACCAATGCAACAAACTATACAAAATTGTATGATTATGACGATTGTCAGTTTTGGATGATGAATCAGACGAAATTAAATCATATAGTAAATATGCCAAATAATGGGATTCTGTGTCGTTGGTATCAAGTAATAATATTGTCACATAGTAAATTTGTTTTTCGAGACTGTTTAATAAAAATTCTTTGATAAGTGAGGAAACATTTTTTGATTTTAATTTTACTAAATCTATGTGCGCTTTTTGACAGCCATTTACAATTTCTTCATGTGATAGTAAAATAAAATTTTTAATATTTACTTGGCATAGAAAGTTAGCTTTAAAAACATCAGGAATATCCAAATCATTCAACAATAATTTAATTTTCGTTTCTTTATCTTCTAAAAATTTTTCTCTCCTGGCAATATTTAAATCATCTTTGGAAAAATATCCATAAATCACAATTAGTTTATTTTTATATGGAAAATATAATTTTACACCATATAATTTTTGAATAATGGTTTTACTAAAAATACTTATTTTATTGCATGTTGGATACTCCAATTGAAAAGATGTCAATTTTAAATCACTATTGATATTTTTATTTTTATTACCATAATTATACAATTTAAATGAAATATTTTCAGAATTTACACTTTCGTAAATATCACATCTTGTTGGATTAAAAATGGCATTATAAAAGATAACCAATTCTTTATATTTATTATTCACGTCAGTATAATTCATATTTAAAATCAATTTGAGAATATCAATTAGATTAAATGAACCTACTTTCTGAACAATATTAATTAAATTTAACTTGACTTTTGCAATTAAAAACATGATTGAATATTGTGATGAATCATACAAAGTTTTAAATGTAATTTTTTTTGGTAATTGGTTGATTAAATCATAACTTTCCATTATCATATTCATGTAGTAATGATATTCATGATTTGTTAGAATATTACAAGCATATGATTTCTTTATTCTACGGATAATTTGATTAATTACATTTATCAAAAATTCCAGTTCTTTTTGGAATTTCATTTTAATATTTATCTTTTTTTTTAAAAACAGTTGTAATTTACTTAGTAATTTTAAATTATTATTGGTATTATTATTGGTATCCTTATTTTTTATTTCAATGGTTTTTTGCATCACAATCACTAATATTATATGAGATTTTAAAAATACACTTCTACCATAGATGAATAATTTTTTTTTTAATAATAAATAATAATAAAATATATTAAATTTGATTTCAGAATAAAAAGAAAATTTAATATATTATTATTATATTCTTACAACATGGTGAAAAATAAACATGGAGGATCCAAACATAAAAAATATGCAAGGAAAAACATGCGTGACAATGGTCAAAATGATAATATTAAAAATTTAATTAAAGATGAAGACCAAGAATATGCTTTTATTGAAGATGCTCTAGGTGATGGACGGATGAAATTAATTTGTTGGGATAAAAAAACACGTATGGGTATTATTCGCGGAAAATTAAAAAGAAGATGTTGGATGAATAAAGGCGATATTGTTCTCATCAGTTTTCGAGATTTTCAAGATGAAAAATGTGATATTATCCAGAAATATACTGACAATCAAGTAAAGATTCTCGTAAAAGCTGGTAAAATAACTTCGTCTTTTTCGAAATTTGGTAAAACGTTTGACGATGGTGAATTATCAAATGACAAACAACAAGTCAACAGTGATAATATAGAATTTGACAAAGATGATGAGGATAATAAAATGCATAATGATATAAAAAATGCATTACTTAATATCGATGACATTTAATGTTGGTGTATATAAAAAAGAAAAAAAAAGAAAAAAAAGAAAATTTGATTTTAAAAAATAATGATTGTGATGTTGTCACATTTTTTTTGTTATTATGAATGATTCATTGTTGAATTCATTAAGTAATAATTTATTAAAAAATATCATGACATATATCGTGCCATATAATAAAAATGCTAAACGACTTGCTAAACATTACATTTCCAGTATAAAGTCACAATTTATTAATAATATACGAAATCGACGTGTATTTTGGATAAAAAATACCCATGAAAATATTCATACAGTTAAACTTATTCAACAACTTGATTACCAAGCTTTATGGAAGCTTTATAAATATATAACTCCAACTT